AGAGTTCAGCAAGGCTTTATCATCATTTACAAACTCATTAAAAAATTAGCATGAAAAAAGAATTTATAAAATTTGCCCCAATGGCAAAAAGTTATTTACCCCGCTTTGAAAGCAGGCGTTTTCCGCAGGGCAGAACAATGTCTGTTTCCTACAAATCGGAAGGTGGCGAAGGTGGTGAAGATCCTGAGATTAAAACCTCAGCTGATTTGCTTAAATCGCTGAATGAAATGAAGACCAGCCTGGAAACTTCATTGAATGAAAAAGCAGGTAAAAACATCGACGAAAAGCTGGTGGCCGTTAACCAGTTGATCACTGATTTAAAAAAAGCAATGGAGGCTAAAGATGCAGCTGAAAAACTGAATGCAGAAACTATCAAGGAAATGCAGGATGATTTGAAAGCAACCATCAAAGGTTTTGATTTGCTGCAAACCCGTGTGAAAGCACAAGGCGCAGGCAAGATCGAAGCCGAGGTTAAGACCTTGTCTGAAAGGATCAAAGAGGCAGTTGAAGAAAAGCACGATGATATCGTGAAGTTTGGTAAAGGCCAGATAAAAAAACTGGAACTGGATATCAAAGCTGTTGCCGATGTATCTACTTCGAATGTAACAGGAGGTAGTGTTTGGGGTGCTCAATACCGTCCCGGTATTATAATGAACCAAAATACCATCACCCAGATGCGTGAATTGATTCCGGTGAGCAATGCAGGTCCTGGCACTGATTTTTATTTCATGAGAGAAAATGGCGCAGGAGAAGGCGCACCGGCTCCTACTTCTGAAAAAGGAGTAACAGCGGCAACAACTCAGGCTACCGGCTTAAAGCCACAGTTTGACCTTGACCTGGTTGAAAGCTCAGTAAAGTTTGAAACCATTGCAGGTTTCATGGTAATGAGCCGTAAATCTTTCCTTAATATTCCAAATTTCGTAAGCTTCCTTCAAAAAAGGGTTCCGCAGAAATTAATGGATGTGGAAAGTGCGCAGATTCTTTACGGTACTGGCACATCACCGGAACTAAAAGGATTATTAACAGCTGGTAATTTCGTAGCATCTGCTGCTACAGCTCCTGCCCTGGTAGAAAGGATTATTGATGACCTTGCATTGCTGGAAGACACATACAAAAGATATGCAACTGGTATCGCTTTGCGTCCTGTTGATTATTTCGGCTTTTTTAAAAACAAAGCTGCCGGATCAGGCGAATACGATTTACCACAGGGTGTAACATTTGTAAATGGTATTCTGTACATCCTTGGTGTGCCGGTTGCCAAAACAACTACCCTGACTTCAGGTGATTATATCGTTGGGGATTTTGCCAGCGGTACCGAATTGCTGGTGCAGGAAGGTATGACCCTGCAGTTCTTTGAGCAGGATGGAACGAACGTAAGAACCAACCAAATTACCGGCCGCATAGAGGAAACTGTTGCCTTGCCTGTATATGGTAGTGATTACTTTATCAAAGGAAGTTCAGTAATCCTTTAATCGGTTATAGCTTAAATAATACGGGCGGCTAATCACCGCCCATTTTCAAATCATTTCAATCATTCATCAATCATTTTACAATGAAAAAAATACTTTGTTTTTTGGCGTTGGTATTCACTTTTACCATTGCTGCAACTGCCCAGACGGCTCTTAAAAGTCAGTACCTGTTAACGACCGATACGGTAACCAATACCGGTAGTAAATATCTCACTCTTACCACCCCGGCAACTGCATTTTTCAAGGCAGCGGAAGTAGCGGTAACGGTTACGGAGATAAACGGTACTACAGGCGGCACATTATCAATCGAGGCATCTCTTGACAATGTAAACTGGTATTCCTTGTATGGCGGCATGGCAGCATCCTATACTTTTACCCCTTTGGATGTAGCTACAGCGCAATCATTCCGGTTTTATGTTCCTAATTGGGCAGACAATTATGTCCGAATAAAATATGTGGGTACCGGCACCATGGTAGCGGCCGTAAGTGCCAAGGCCGTGTTTAAGAATTAGAAGGAATTTAAAGTTTTACGCAAAACCTATTTTTTATGCAAGTAATATTTTTACGGGATCATGTAAATAATAAGTCCGGCGATTCGGTTGATCTGAATGATGGACTGGCTAATTATCTGGTTCGTACCGGCGTTGTTACACCTTCTACGGACAATGTAGAACAGGTTACAGGTCCTGAAAATGAAAGCAGCGCTGATGATCTTGGCGATAATAATTCTGAAGAAGATGCAGCTGCTGAAGAAGAAGGAGAAGGCGAAGAAGGAAATGAGGAGTCCGGCGATTCAGTTGATCTGAATGACGGACTGGCTAATGAGGAAGTACCAGCACCTGAAGAAATTGCACCTGAAAAAGTAGAAATCGTTATCGAAAAAGAGAAGGTAGTAAACCCCCAAAAAAAAGGAAAGCATAAAAGGTAATGAGCGTATCAACTACGATATTTGATGAAACATCCGGAGCGGCTTTTAATGCAGTTCTGGATGTTTCTTTTTCGGCTGAAAGTAATGTTGAGCCGATAACCAGGGCTGATGCCAAACGCTGGCTAAGGGTAGATGATTCCTATGATGATTTTATTATAGACACTTTAATTATTGCAGCCCGTGAAATTTGTGAGAAGTATTTAAACCACTCGATTATTACCCGTACTGTTACAGCTATACTTAATAATAGCTGTGGTAATATTTACCTGCCTTATGGGCCAGTAAAAGCTATTACCAGCGTTACAGATGCAAATGGCAATATTTTAGATGCCGATCAATTTACTGCTACCGGTGCCAGATTTGTAAGGATCAAGGATCCCTTGCAGGATAATTTAAAAATTATTTACACAGCTGGTTATGAAGATTGTCCTGCACAAATAAAGATCGGTATGCTTTGCCAGATTGCTTACATGTACGAAAACAGGGGCGATGATACGGGGCTAAAATCTCAACTTTCACCCATGGCCAAGAGTCATTTAAAACCCATTAAAATGTAATGATTGGGGAAATGAGAAACCATATTGTCATTAACCAATACACTACAACCGAATCGGATGCAGGCGGCACCAGTTCTGTATTAGCTGCATCTTATAATATCTGGTCAAAGGTAGAAAACAGAAGCGGATCCACTCAAACAGGCAACGGTCAATTACAATGGCAGTATGACTATAAAATCACCATCCGATATGATCGATTAAAAGCCATCAAACAAAATGATGAGGTAGTTTATGATGGAAAAAAATTATTGATTCAATCTGTTCAAATAGTAGACGAGGGCCGCAAAAACTTTTTGGTATTACGCTGCACAACTTTAGACTGATGCTGAATATAACCGTTAACAATCTGGACGTAGTGCTTACAAACATTAAAAATGCCAGTGAGCAAATACAGGCTAAAATTGATAATGAATTAAATGCATTTGGGCTTGGAACGGTAGCCGATGCAAAACGGTTTGCACCAGTTGATGAAGGTGTTTTGCGCAATTCAATTTCCTTAAAAAAAGAAAAGCTGAAAGTAACAGTAACGGTTGGCGTTAACTATGCGGCTTACCTTGAATTTGGTACCAGAAAATTTGCAGCGTCCTATGTTTCATCGCTTCCACAAGACTGGCAAACATTCGCCAATGGCTTTAAAGGAAAAGGCGGTGGTGATATGGAAGAGTTTATTAAGCGCCTGGTAGAATGGGTAAAAAGAAAAGGTATTGCTGGTGTGTATTCAGTTAAGAGCAGAAAGCGAATGGGTACCGTGGTAAAGAATATTGGTACAACCAAACAAGGGCAGGACCTGGAGGATTATGAAGCGGCTTATGGAATAGCATTGCATATAATCCGGAACGGCATCCGGCCTCACCCTTTTTTATACCCGGCTTACGAAAAAAACAGGGTTGAGTTAATTGCAAATTTAAAATCGGCACTGGATGCAAAATAATGAATACCATCTTTCAGGCTTGACCGTTAGGATGGCCATTGAGCTAGTGATTATTGCAGAAAATAAATTGATTTGGGAAACCATTGAAAACGCTTGTAGGGAAAGAAAACGCATGTGTGAGATATCAGAATTATCGCAGGAAAATGAAGCTACTTTAACAGATAACGGCTTTAAAATAAACAGGATTGAAATGATGGGCGGACAGGTGATCACAATTAAATGGGCTTAAATGATTGATGTAAATAATCCACTTCGCAAAGCATATAAAACGGCCTTAACCGGTATCGTGTTTAATTCGTTGGCCGTGCCCGTTTATTACAGCTACCTGCCAGACAATATAACAGCTGAAAATTATATTGTATTTGGCCCTGTTACCAATAACAGTATTGGCACCTTAAACAGCCAGGACACAGCAAGCTCAATGCGGGTAACAGCACATACAACCGGCAACAGGAATAATAATGGTGAGGCTGCCGATTATATTGGTGGTGAAATTTTGCAGCGTATTTATGCTTCTTCTTCTTTCAATATTGCCCTTCCTGTTGGCACGGCATTGCAAATTACAGGTACCAACCTGGAGAGTGATGCAACGCAGAATTACGGGTTAAACGCAAATAAAATATACATCGATCGGATCCTGATTTTCAGGCATTTTATCTTGCAAAAATAAAATGCAACGTTGTTGCAAATAATATTTAATTTTAACACACCAATTTAAAAGTAAAAATATCAGCCATGGAACGTAAAATTATTAATAACACCATTCTTTTGTTTGTTGGCACCGACCCGAGCAATCTTGATACGGTCGTTTGTTTGACCAATATCAAAACAGATTTCAAGGTATCCGAGGTTGACGCCTCCAGCTTTTGCGGGCAGGATAAAACACCGGGCGATGTAGCGGGCAATATTTCCGCTGAAGGACAGCATTTATTGGATCCGGTTACCGGCAAAATTTCAGGGCATGGGTTGTTCAATTACATGATCAGCAAAACTACCCTTTATTACAGAATTGGTGCAGCCGTTCCGGTAGATGGTGATATTTTGCAGGAAGGCGAATGTTTTATTTCTTCTCTGGGTGATACTTACGGTTACAATGCGCAATCTGTATTCAGTCTGCAATTGTCTGTTAAGGGTGCACCAACTGAAACGGTATATGTGGCAGTAACAGCTATCTCCATTTTACCGTCTACAGTTACGCTTGCAGCAGCTGCAACGCAGCAGATCACGCCAACCTTTACGCCTGTTGATGCAACTAACCAGGATATCATTTACAGTACCAGTGCACCATCAAAAGCAACCGTCAGCGCAACCGGATTAATCACTGCAGTAGCAACCGGATCGGCAACAATTACCGCTACTACTGAAGACGGTGGCTTTACTGATACAGTGGTAGTAACTATTTCCTAAACCTTATGGAAAAGAAAATAACAAACAATAGTATCCTTCTATTTTTGGGTGTAAGCCTGGATGAGCTGGATACTGTTGTTTGCCTTACAAAAGTGGGGAATGATTTCACAATTGATGAACTGGATGCAACTACCACCTGTGGACCGGCTAAAGAGCCAGGCAACGTAAGCGGAACTATTGCAATTGAAGCGCAGCATTTATTGGACCCTGCAACTGGAAAGGTAAGCGGGCATAGTTTATTTCTTTGGGCAATGGCCGGGCAAAAATTATTTTACCGCATTGCGCCGGCGGTCCCTGCAGGTGGTGATGTGATCCAGGAAGGGAAATGTTTTATCACTTCTCTTTCAAATAATTACAGCTACAATGCGCAATCCAGTTTTAATTGCAACCTGGCTATTGATGGTGTCCCGACCGAAACGATACAGGCGGTAATAACTGAAATATTTGATGCAACATTCGATATAACATTTAACTAATTAACATGGCGGTAAAGACTGATATAGAATTAGCGGCTGATGCCGATATTATCCAGGCTGAAACGGCTGCAGGTGCAAATACTGCCGACCGAATCGGGCAAATGCTAAATGACGTCATTGAGAACAAGGTAAATAAAGATGAATATGAAAGTGTAATTGGTTACCTGAATCAATCTGGCGTATCAGATCCGGTTTTAACTGTACTAAAAAATGATACAGGTGTAACACCGGTTTTAGCCTTTGGGTCTACAGGCTCATTTTCGCTTACGATGACAGGTGTATTTGTTACAGGGAAAACGTTTATAGCTGTTCGCCGACAGGTAACCGCCACTGATAAAGAGGCGATTTATTCACGTTCAAATGCTGACACTATTTTAATTCAAACATTTACAACTAGCACAGGAACGGCCGGTAATGGCTTACTTAACGATACGCCAATTGAAATTCGTATTTATAAATAATTTATGAGCTACATACAAATAAATATTGGAGGCAAGGAACGTGGCTTAAAATTTAACCAGCTTGCCATTGTTATATTATCGCAAAAAGCAGATCCGGAAAGGTATAGTGAGACCGCAAACTATGCCATGGTATTTTCCGGGCTTTCCGCTAATTGCTATGTAAAACAAGAGCCTGCAGATTTCACTTTTGAACAGGTATGTGACTGGGTAGATGAATTAAGCCAGGAAACCATTGATGCAATCGATAAGGCCCTTGGTGAAGCACAAGCGTATCGCAAGTGGATTGATGCAACAAAAAAGAATGTAGCAAGCAGTAAAAAAAAATTGAAGAATACAACCGTGAAAGTTTAAAAATAGCATTAGGACATTTAGGTTGGTCGGAGTACCAATATTACAC